CTTTCATGCCCTCGTCGTCTCCGAGGTTCAATGGGTCCGGGGCTAAGTCCTCTAACTCCCTGACGAGACGGTGGTCCGCGCCCTCGTCCAGCCACGCCTTCACCGTCTTATTATCCGGGAGGAACGAGGTTTCCTGCACCTGATAGTCGAACATTTCTTTATAATACTGTATCGCGTCGAACCCGGGTCCGGGAGACGACCGGGCGACCTCCTGAACGAGGGTGTTCTTTCGTGCCCATGAGACGTTCGACGCCGGGATAATGATGAACCCGAACGTCTTCGTGACGGTCTCGCCCTCGTCCTCGACCGCTATCTCTTTCCATACCTCCGTCGTCTCCGTCTCGTCGACGGTCGCGTCCTGATAGGTCCCCGTTTCCGTGTCCTCCGGGGTGTTTTGAAACGACATACTCTACGAACCGCAGGGAGGTAGTAAAATAGTATCGGGAGACTACGGCGTGTTACGCGTCGTAGCGGGCCCCGGCGGAGTTCGAGTCCGTCACCTCGACGACGACCGACTCCGGGACGATAGTGGCCTCAACCTGAACGGCGTCGTCGTCTCCACTTTCGCCGCGGGGGGTCGTATGGGGGACCTCCGTGAGGTTCGTCGCCTGCAAGTCAAAGTCCATATAGTCCCCGTTCGGTCGGGTGAATCGGAAGTTCACGTTCACGCCCCCGTCCGTCGCGGACGTGAGTTCCGAGTAGAGCGTGTCGTCGACGACCGTGATAGTTGCAGTTAGTTCATGGTTCGCCTGTCCGCCCCAGAGGATCTCATACGGGTCCGGGGCGCGGTCGGACTCAACGTAGTGTTTTGCGGAGGCGTTCTGATTGAGGCTATACGTGAACTCCTCGAACCGGGCGAACGTCGTCCCGTCGAACGAAAAGTTAGACGAGATATCCGAAAACAGCCACGGGTTCCGGTCCGGAACGGAAGAAATAGCGGTCGGGCTGGACCCAGGGGAGACGCCGAGGGCGAGCGTGTCCAGCGTCGTCGTGAGTCGCCCCTCGTTATCCACGGAGATCTCCCCGGAGGAGACGCCGACCGTGTTAAACGTCCGCACAAAGTCCGACGCCCCGCCGCGCCCGTAGTGGATCCCCTCAACCGTGAACGTCGGCGGCGACTCCGTGGCGGAACCCCCGTCCCCGCCTAACACCTCGAACGTGTGAGTGTCCGTCCCCGTTGAGGGAGAGTCCGCGGTAAACGATTGATACGCCCCGAACAGGAGATAGATAGGGAACCCGTCGTAGGGGATAATCGGGTACGAGCCACCCTCATACGTCCGCTGTCCCTCGTCCTTTCCATGCTGTTCTCGACCGGTCCCGATTAGATACTGTTCGTTCCACTCAACCTCGGGATCCGGGTGGTCCGTCTCCTCCTCTATAAACCCGAAACGCCTATCGGGGGTGACGGTCGTCCGCTGTGCGTTTTGTAGCCCAACGAGGATATCCGAGTCGTGTCCTTTCTGTGGGTCGCCGGAAATGGACATGTCTTACCCAACTCCTCCTCGGGACGAACCTTAAGAGTAGGCTACGCGACTACCCAGGAACCCTCGAACGGGCGGTAAACGAAAAGGTGTATTCTATCGGGAACACGTCGAATATCTCCTCGTCCGGCATGGTCGCGTTGTAGTCCAGCGTATCCCAATCCCCGATAGGTTCAGACCGTTCGGAGTTCTGTTCCGCGTCTCGACGGTCCCGGTGGTCCACGACTATCCGGTCTATCTCGTTAAAGATCTCCATCCGCCGGGAGTGGGAGGTGATGGTTTTTACCTCCGCGAACGCCGCGGCGGAGTGGTCGCGGGTCTGTCTCCCACCGCGCCACTCGGGGAGGAGTTCCTGTGTTGAGGCGACGAGGATATACTCGTCCGTCCCCGGCGAGACGCTTTGCTCCGCTCGACGAACACGGATAACCCCCGGTTTCGAGGCGTTATTCGTGTCCCACTCCGTATCTAAAATCTCAACTATTTTCGCGGGAACGTCGTAGTCCGGATCCGCCATCGGTTACTCCCCTCCGCCCTCCCGTTCAAAGCCCGTTCCTGTGTTCAGCTCCTCCACCGAAACGAACCCACTTTGGAGGAGTTTTCCGGTGTCTGTCGCTTCGTCCGCGACGATATCCTGCGACGCTCCGAACGCGACGTCCAGAAAGTCCCGAACGAGTTTGAACGGGGCGTGGAGGTCCTCGGACCCCTGATACTGTGCCGCTATCGCCCCCTGGTTTGCTTTCGTCCGTTCCATAGACCGCTCCATATACCGGATAGCTTTCGTGCCGTTTTCCGCGATAGCGCCGACGACGATCCACGCGACCGCGTCTTTGTGTTCTTCTTTTGTGAGGGTTCCCGCCGGATCCGCGGCGGACTTTAGGCCAGCGTCGAGGTCGGTCCATTTCCGGTGAACCCACTCTCGGATCGGGGCAAACGGTGGGCTGGTCCCGGCGTACACCGTTTCCCAATTCACGTACGGGGCGTGGTCCGCTGTGTACCCGTACGAGCCCTCCACGTCGAACCCGCTCGTTATCTCGTCGAGGGCGTCGAGGTTTCGGGTTGTCTCAACTCTCGCCATTATGGGATCTCCCGCCGCCACTCGTTTATTGCGTCCATCGCGTCCTCCTGTAGGTCGTTCGCCGCGTCCGAGAGGTCGAGGTCGTCGCCGGACGTTCGGAACATGTCCCCCACGCTGTCCATCCGGGCGAGGTCCGCCGCGACGAGTTTTCCAACTGCCTCCCGAACGGAGTCCGGGACGCTGGTTGAGACCCCGGCGGAGGTGGTGTTCGGGTCCGTCGTCCCATTGATGGTTCCGTTCCCCGCCTCCGTCGCCGCGGCGGTCTCGTCCGTCCCGTATCGGAACGTCACGACCGCGGTCGTCGGGTCGACGACCCGGCCCTGTCGTGTGTTCGGTCCGACCGTGAGAGCGGCCACATCTATCTGGACGCGGCCCCGCGACCCCTGCAGATACCACAGGTTATCCTCAACGTCACTCTCGGAGGAGACGGACTCCACGCCGTCCGCGGAGATATCGGTATAGGACTCCCCGGCTATGAGTTCGAGGCGTTCTATAGACTGTGTGTTTAGGTAGGGGAGTTGGACCGGGGCGTAGGGGTCCGGGAGTTGTGTTGGGCCGCGGAGGCGGCGGCCACTCCGACGACGCCGCGCCCGCCGCCTGTGCCGTTGCTGTTTCTGTAGGTGAGACAGCGTGACGGATCGCTCGTAGCCCGCGACTTCCCGTCGCCGCCACGCCCGATTCGTCCGGTCGTCCACAAAGTCCGTCCGGTCCATGAGCATACTGATAGCCTCCGACTCGCCGGGGTCGGAGAAACTGTCCCGGTTCCGGATGTGCTTTAACACGTCGTCCGGGGAGGCGTACGGGACCTCGTCGATGACCTCCGAGGAGATACTGGACATGTCTCGGGTTCTTACCCGTATCGCAACCCGACCGGTCTAAAAGGTACGTTCCGCGACGACCAGGAGAAAAACCAGGTGGTCGTGGTCTACGCTGCGGAGACAGAGGTTAGTCGTCTCCGAACGCGACGACCTCCACCGTAACCGTGGAGGAGGCGGTCGCACCGCCGACGTTCACCGTCGCCTGTGAATCCCCTTTCGAGGAAACCCACACGTCCCCCTGTTCGGGGAGGGCGGGGAACACCCGAACGTTCCCGCCGAACCCCTCGTCCCATGTGACTGTCGCGGACCCGTCGCCGTTCGAGTCCGTAGACACGTCCACGCTGTGGGTTTCGGACCGCTGTCCGTGTTCCTTGTGCGCGTTCGCCTGCTTGGTAGGTGTCTGTCCCATGGTTCTGTCGTTAGGCGACGTTCTGGATCCGGTGGAGGTGGTTAATTCCCTCTCCGACGAGCGTCCCGTAGGCGTCCACCGCGAACGTCTCCTGCGGCCCCGTCTTTGCGAGGGGGTGAAGGGTCGCGTCCTGTAACATCCCCATGTACCACCCGCCCATGTCGAGACTCCACACGTCCCGCGACGACGCCGTGTTGTTGACGCCGTGGCTTTTGAGGATGGGGCTTCCGTCCACCATGATCCCCTCAAACCCGAAGTCGAGTTCGTCGCCCGGGTTCGTGAACTCCGTGAAGTCGTCGAGTTCCTTCTTGAGGTCGTAGTAGGGGCTGTGGGCGGTGACGTGAACGACGTTCTGAAGGTCCGCGCCCTCCCGTTCGAGGGATTCCTCCACGTCGTAGATGTCGTCGATAGACAGCGTGGCGCCCGAGAGGTCGATAGATAGATCCGGGGAGGCGGTTGAGACGAGATCCTCGAACCCGTCGAACCCGGAGGCGTCGTTGTTGGTTCCGCGGATGACTTGGGCCTCTTCGTACTGTCGCATGGCCCGCATGACGCCCTCCTCCGTCGTGGACCGCGTTGAGCGGAGGCTGGACGCCGCGAGTTGGACGAAATCCGTGACCTCCGCCTCGCGGCCGTAGGCGTCCACGTCGTAGGAGTGGTTCCCGTAGGTGTCGTCGGTTTGGGTGTAGGTCCCCGTCTCCGAGAACGAGTTGACGTCCCCGACGTCGGTCTGTTCGTCCGCCTCGATGGTCTCCTCCTGCACCGCGACGCGTGCCATCATGTCCGCGAGCGGCGTGTTCTGTCCCGAGGAGACGTAGACCTCGGGCGAGACGAAGATGGGGAGGCTGAACGAGGTCGTGTCCATGGCCTTTTTGAGTTCCATGGACGCCTCGAACAGGGACGTGTCCGCGCCGGGTCGGAGGCTGTTCCACCGCTTGAACACCGCTTCCCACCCGTCGCCCTGTCCGGTCCCCTCGAACATCTGCGTGGGGTAGTGGACGGCGTTCTTCCCGATCTCTCCGCCCGCCATCCAGCCGCAGGGATCCGAGTAGAGAACTCTATCCAGGTCCGGGTTCCCCGTTTCCTTCTGCACGACCTCGAACAGGTCCCCGAACGACGCCCGGTGTGCGGCGGACGCGGACGGGATATTTGGCGACCGGCTCTTGACCGTTTTTCGCTCCGGCGGAAGCCCGTTGGGTTGTGGCTGTGACATGGTTAGTCTCCCGTCGCCTCCGTGATCCCCTCGAACGTGACGTTGAGGTCGTCGTCGTCCGACTTTTCGACGTTCTCCTCGCCGCCGCCCTCGACGTTCGCGTTCTTCTGTGCCTTCCGGGTCACGTCCTCGTCGTGTCCGTCGCCGTCCTCGTCGTCGTTGAGGAGTCCAGCTTTTTCGAGGTCGTCGCGGAGGTCCGCGACCGCCTTCGCCGCCTCACCGTCGGCGTCGCCGCCGTCCGGGTCGGGGTCGCCCTCCCCGGCCGTGGTCTGTTCGCCCGCCTCGTCGCCCTCGTCGCCGGAGTCGTCGCCGTCGACGAGCCCGACCGCTTTCCGAACCTCGTCGAGTTCGTCGCGGAGTTCGTCGTAGTCGCCGCGGAGTGATTCGAGGCGGTCCGCGTGTTTCTGGACCGTCTCGTTCGTTTCCTTGGCGAGATCCCGGATCTCGTCCAGCGTGTCCGAGATCTCGTTCTGTCCGTCCTCGGTACCGTCGTCGGAGTTGGCGTCTCCCATGTGTTTCTGTAAAACCGTGAGTGTTTCCCGCGCCTGTTCCGCGACCGCGTCGTCCTTGGACATAGAGCCCTCTTCCTCGTCCTCGTCGTCCTCGTCGTCCTCGTCGTCGGAGTTGGAGTTGGAGTTGGAGTCGTGGGTCCCGTCCGCTACGTTCTCGTCGTCGGTCTCGTCGTAGTTGGGGTTTGCCTCGACCCAGGTGAGGAACTCGACGAGGGTCGCCTCGGAGAGGTCGTCCCCCGTGTCCGCCTCGAACGCCGCCACAGCGTCCGCTAAGTCGTCGAGGTTGACCGCCTTGAGGATCTCGTTTGCTTGTTTCTGTTCCTCCGTCCGGAGGGCGTCCGGATTGATCCGCGTCGCGCCTCCATAGATGGAGAACCCTGTGAGTTCCCCGTTCTCGACCCGTTTCCATGCCTCCTCGGAGAGTTCAGCCCCCAGGATCCACGTTCCTTCGGGGTATTCTCGTGTGTTCCCGTCGGGCGTCGTGAACCCGTCCGGGTCGCCCCGAACGATATACGACTCTATCGGGACGCCTTCGCCGTCGAGGAGGTCGTGGTCGGAGTCCATTTTCCGGGACTCTTTCATCCACGCATGTGCGGCGGACTCGATCTCGGGTTCGGGCGGGAGATCTCCGTGGGCGTCCTCCTCGCCGGGTTTGAGAACCGCCGCGAAGACCTTTCGCTCCGGGTCGTCCCCGTCCGCCTCGTCGTCGTTGCCTTGTTTGAGGAGGACGGGGGCGCTGTTGAGTTTGTCCTCGCCGGGCGTCCACTCGTTTGCGTCCGCGTCCGCGGACTTGGCGAGGAGCCACTCGGAGTCTTGTGCGGGTTCGTCGACGACGGAGACGAACTCGACGTCCAGCCCTGCGAGGATAGAGTCCGGATCCGCGTCCGCGATAGCCTCGAACCCGTGTTCTTGTAGCCACCCACAGAGCGCCTCCGGGTCGTCTATGGAGGGTTCCTGTCCGAGCCGGCGGGTACACTCTTCGACGCCGCCGGGGAACGCCTCGTCGAACGACTCCGGCATTATGTGGGAACCCTCGTCCGTAGCGTAGAGGCGGGTGGGCCTTACGTATAATGGAACGTGGGGACTATACAGCCGGCTATACACTCCCCCTTGTGTCCGGTAACTTTATTATACCCCTCTCCGTAACGTAGACCGTAGGAGGACACCCGCTATGAACAGACCGACGAACGCAGTTCTCGACACGGTTCGACAGATAGAACGAGAAAACGGACGCGACGCCGCGGAGAACGCCCTCCGCGACGCCGCCACAGACTACCTCGACGCGGAGATCCGAACGGACGGCGGCAAACCCCAGGCGGACGCCGACGCCCGCGACCTCCCGACGGAGTTCGGGTTAGCCGGTGAGGACGCCGGACGACCGGTGGACGCCCTTGAGTACCTCAAACCCGGCGACCGTATCCTGTGGGCCGACCGTTAACAGCCCGCGACCGTCGCCCGCGTCGTCGAACCCGAGGACCGCATAGGACAGGCTCTCACCGCCTCCGTTATCTCGGGGACACCCCCCGCGTCCCAACCGGACGAACCCGCCTACTCCCCGCCCGAGTACGGCCGCGACCTCCGCGACGGAGACGTATTTTTGAACCCGAACGCATGGGGAACCCTCACGGGAAGCCGGTTCGCCCTCGTTCAGGGACCCCGCGGCGGGTTCTACGCGTTCACCCGAAACGAAAAAGATTCGAACCGTCTCGTCGTCCACCGCGCCGTTCGCACGTTCCACCAAACCGTCGCCGGACAGAAAGGCCAAGGCGCGTTCCGCTACGACTCCAACTTTGACGGCCCCCTCCGCGTCGTCGAATCGGGCGACCCGCCGGGCGACCTCGACCCCGAGGGCGACCTCCCAACCTACGACGCGATAGCCGACCAGCCACTCGTCGCCTACGACAACAACATACAGGAACACTACGAGGTCGGGACGGTCGCGGACGCGTTCGACGAGGCCTTAGGGTCCGCCCATGCCCGCGCCGCCCGAGCGTTCGAGTCCCGCTACAACGCCGACGACGCGGACGCCGACAGGTCGCCGTGGGCCGACGTCCCGGACGCCGAACTCGTCGAATCCTCGCCGGACGCCCACAGCCACTCGACGGTCCGCGTTACGAAGATCGTTGAATCCGAGTACGGCATGAAAGCGGTACTCGACGCACCCGCGCCGTGGGATACCCCCGATAGTGAAACGCCGTTTAACAAGGCTATCAAAGAGACGCCGTGGAACGAAACCCACCGGACCTTTGACTCGGACCGTGAAGCGTGGACCGTGGACGCAGACGAACTCGTCGCCGTCGCCGGAGTCCTCTCGGACCACGGCTACCGAGTCATCGACAACGCGGACCGACAGTAACCCCTCGTTTTCAAGTGGAGAGTAGCGGGACGGAAAAAGCGCCCCGCATGTTGAGTTTGGCCCGAGATCCAGGTGGTGGGTGGGGAGGTGGGGGTGAGGTGAGTAATCCCCCGGACTGTGGAGTCAGCCTACTCGTTTCAATCCCGAAATGGGTTTCCGCTTTCGCCGGACTCCACACCCGACGAGTAGCCCGCCGGGGACTTCAATCTACCCCCAGCGGGTCTACCGGAGTCGGTATTTGTCCAGATAATCGTAGAACGTGTTCGGCGAGACGTCCGCGTCCATCCCCGCCTCGTCCAGCCGCTCGTTCAACTGGCGGAGCCCCGACCGGACTTTCCCGTCGTTCTCGTCGAGGAGACGCCGGAGGAGCCCCGGCATAGAACAGTTTAGCGCCTGTTCTATCTCAACCTCTCGGGCAGTCCGTTCCTGTTTGGACGCCGCGGCTTTCTCGACAAGGTCCTCGTACTGGTCCCAATTCATTTGTTATCGTACAGTTTGTTACGTATTTTTCATAATTGGGCACCCAGGACTATGTACGGGATTCGGACTTCCGACGGATTCGCGCCGTTGCTTTCCCGCCATTCCCATCGAAGTGCAATTCGGTCGGTCGTGGTTAATGGCTCGTAGTTGACAGGCCCAAGCGATATTAACCCCGTCGTAGTAATTCCTGTTTGTTCTGCGACAGTCTCACCGTCAACACCATTGAAAACACGAACATCAATTGTTTCGTCAGTCCCTACTGTTGATATAAATATTTCTCCGAAAACAGCGGACTGCACGTCCGATGGAAACAGTTTGTCCCATTCGACATGAATACGGCTTAAATCTCCATCGTTATCATACCCCGTGTTGGTAAAAGAAAGCTGTCTGTTGGCGTTTGGACCAAACGTATATTGGGGGATGTAGTCACCGGAAGAAGCAAAATCGCTTCCGCCAATGTCTAATTCCTCTGTATTAACCAAATCCGCATAGACGCTATCCGTCGGGTTCCCCGAGGTTCCTGTAGGTTTCCATGGCATATCCGTCTACCTTCCTTTCCCGGCGGACGAAAGCAATACGTCCGCAGTATCCCCGGATCCGCCGGTTCCGGATGTTACCCTAAACCTGACGTACCGGTGGGAGTTGTAGTAGCCGTCGTCTATGGACGTAACCCCCGAAAACGTTTCCGTGTCCGTAAACCAGTCGCTTTTGCGGTCCGACACGTCGAGGGCGTAGTCCGCCGCGGCGTCTCCGTCTTTCATAACCACGTCTACGATATGGTCCCCGGCGGTGTCGATAACGATCTCCGTCCCCGAGTTCTCTATGTCGAAACTCCGGTCGCGTTCGTGTGGCATTACCCCGTTTGAGTCCGCCGAGGGTCTTAAGGATAGGCTACGCGTTCCCTGGTCCACGACGGCTATCAGTACATCCGCTGTCCCAACCGTCACCCCCCGGGTCCCCGTCGTCCCACTCGACTTACTCTATTCCGGGGAGTCCGATACTGAACGACGCCGTCGCCGTGTTCCCGTCGTTCGTTCGAGCGACGATAACCGTCGGGTGGTCACGGACGAGTTGTAACTCGAACCGTCCAGCGTCTCCGACCGCGGTTTGCTGGACAGCCGTGTCCGACCCCACGAACCGCCCGCCCCATTTCACGCCCGCGACTTTCGTCGCGTCCTCGTCAAGGGCGTCCGGATCCGTCTCCGTCGAGAGAGTGAGGCGGTCCGGCGTGTCCGCCTGTGCGTCTATCTGGACGTAGGCGGTTTCCCCGAACGTGTCGGACGGATTCTCATACGAAAGCGTCCCATTGATATCCGTCTCCGGGAGGACGCGGGCGTGGAGGGCCATCGTGTTCCCGGTATCCACCTCAACCCGTCCGACCGTCGCCGCGGTTTCCTCGAACCCCGCTTTTCGCTTCACGACAGCCACGACGTAGAGGTCGTTCGGCCCGCTCCCCGTTCCGTCCATCGGGAGCGTCATTTCCGGCGTTTGGTGTGTGAGGTCCCGCCGCCCTGCGTTGATCTCCCCGGCATACGAAAACTGTCGCCCGCCGACCCGCATGTCGAGGGCGTTCCCGGTCGTTCCATTATTATGTGCCGCAAAGTGGAACGGTTCGTTCGGTCGAGATATCAAGGGTTCCCCGACCGGATCTATCAAACAGATCGGCCACGTGTTTTGCCGCCACTCCCCCGAGAAGTCCCCGACCGCGGCTATGTATGGGACCGTGACGGAGGGGCCATACCACCCGATACGGAACCCGCGGACATAGCCAGACGCCGCGTCGAGAGTTATCCCCGAGGGCCCGGAGCCGTCCAAGGGGTCTATCCCGTAGACCTCCGCGTGTCCGACCGTGTTCTTCGCACCCGGGTCTAAATGTCCAGCGTTCCGCGAGATCTCCGACTCCCCCGACGCCTCGTTCGAGAACGCGATCCGGTAGTCGTCCGCATAGTCCCGGTGATAGATATAGGATTCTCCACCCTCTCGGCCATACCCTAACTCGTAGAATTGGTCGCCCTCCGGAGCGGAGCGTCCCCACATCCCGCCCGCGGTCTGAACCTGTGTCCCCGCCCGATAAATCCCGAGCGACGCGGTTTCAAGTATCGCATTCGAGTCCCCAGCAGCGGCGTCCGTCTGTAACTGTTCGAGTGAGTTCGGACCGTCCCCGACGGTCGCCCCATTATTCTCCTCCCACACGTTATACGGCGTAAACGATTGTCTCGTAGACAAGGACTCTCCCGGCCCGAGCGTCCACAACGACCGGAGAGAGGCGACGGACGGAACGCCGTTAATTGAGGAGTAGCCGTGGAGGGCGGTCCATAGCTCCTCCTCCCGCCCCCGCCCCATGCTCTACACGACCCCCTCAACGGAGACGCCCGCGGATCCCGGGAACTCCGCAGCGGCGGACACGCCCGGGATAACCCGCTTAAACGTGTGTCTCTCGTCCGGATGAAGGACGTGTTCTCTCCACGTCAGGGACGGGAAATAGTAGTCCGCGACGCGGTTCTGGACCGCTTTGAGTTCAGCCATCGAAAGCGGCTGTGTCTGTGTGCCGTCGAACGCGAACGCCGCGTCCTCAACCGCGGCGGACCCGTCTTTCATAAACTCACACGCCATCGTGGTCCGGGAGTCCGACGGCCCGACCCACTCGAACACGAGGCTCCCGGCGTCGTCCCGCTCCTCGTAGCCTTTCTCCCGGGCTGTGTTGAGCGTTGAGGAGGTTTCCGTCCGGGCTATCCGTTCGGCCTCCTCCTCGGAGAGGTCCCCGAACGTCCCCTGTATGTCGTCGCGGATCTCGCGGAGACTCCACCCGTCCTCGTCGAGAAGGTTATCCTCAAGGATATCCTCAACCGCCGTTTTCGCCTCGTTCACCGTGTCCCCCGCGGTCTCTATCGCGTCGAACACCGCCCCGTCGTCCAACGCCTCCCGGATCTTGTCCAATACGTAGTCCGGGACGTCCGACGAGGAGAACACTCGTTTCTCTATCTCGTCCGCGGACGCCGGGAATATCTGTTCCGTGTGCGCTTGGAACAGGAGTTCGTCCAGCGTATCAATCTCGTCTTTCGAGAGCGGGGACGGGGCGTCCGTCTCCCCGTCCCGGTCCGCGTTTCCCCCGTCACCCGCCTCCCGACGCTTCCCGGTGTTCAACATTTGGAGGTGAACCTCCTCGAACCGCTGTAGAACAGCCGTAACGATGTTTTTCGGGAGTCCGTGGACCGCGACCAAGGGGTCATGGTCCCCGGGGAGGGCGTCCGCTGGATACTCCCGGGTCCTGCCGTTCCGTTCCGCTTTCAGGTCGACGATTTTCTCCGCCCCACGGTCGAGGAGGGCGTTCATGAACCGCGCCCACGTCTCTCCGTCTCCGCTGTGGGCGACGCCGCCCATCGGGAACCCCAATACGTGAACGTCGTCCCGCCCGGTGGCTTTCATATACGCCTCAACGAGTTCGTCGTCCGTGTCCGCGGATCCGAACAGCCCACCCCCACCGCCGCCACCGCCAGCGTTCCCCGCCTCCATTGCTCCGTCCGCTATCACGGGTTGGCCGTCTTTCCACCGCACGTCCAGCCCGGCGTCCGCCGCCTCTTTCCCGGCGTTCACAGCGTCCGTTATGTAGTTCGCCCGAGTCCGTTTCTCCGCCGTCGTTCGTTCCCGCTCGAACTCGAACCGGAGTTCCGGGAGGTCCATGTCGTCCGGCGTGTCGAGATCCAGCCCGAGCTCAACGTCCATATCGGGGATAACACCGAACGTCAGCGCCGCCTCTAACCGCGATATCAATACCTGAAACCCCCGCTGTTTATACGCTAACTGTTGGCTTTCGTCCGTCGCCCGGTTCACGTTCTCGAACTCGAACCCCGCATACGATGGATTGACTTTAAAGACGCCGCCGAGTTCCGTGACTTTCGACTTATACCGTTCGAGGAGTTGTAATTCCTGATAGTTCGGCGTAAGGGCTGTGTAATCTACAGGGAACTTAGTGAACGCTAACCTATGCCGTTCACCCCGCTGTAGCCGCATATCGTCTTTGAAGTTCTCCCAATCCTCGGCGTCTATCGCCGCTTCCGTGTCCGGCGGTCGGGAGAGAACCCCGGGCGGCATCCCCTGCACGAGGTCAAGAAGTTCCTTTTCCAATAGTTCCTCTAAGATCTCTATCGTATCCCGCCCTTTCTCAACGGGGCCCTCCCCGTAGACGTGGTTCCCGCGTCGCGCCCATGAGACCCAGACGACCTCCTCTAAATCCAGCGGGGTTGCCGAGAACTCCGTCCGGTTCCGGTCGTCCGCCGCTGTCATTTGAACGTAGCCGTCCGCGTATCCGTCCATGTCCAGTCGTTTAAACATGGTTGAGGAGTCGACGTGAACGATCTCCCCGACCTCGTTCCCGGGGTCCCCGCCGGGGTAGTGCTTTACCACGGTCCCGTCCCCGAGACGCAATATAGATCGACTCCATTCCTCTAAGAACTCGGGGAACGTGGAGTCGGGGACGAGGTTCCGGAGGCGGCGTTCAATCCGGGCGACCCGTCCGGCGTCGACGTCCGCCGCCTCGTCTATCGGGCGGAGCGTCCAGTCAGCGGAGGCGGCGTCCTGTGCTAATGTGTCGACGTAGGTCTGTGGGACGGGTGACGTGCTGAGGTCCCGGAGGGTTTCGGCGTCGTAGGGCTTGGGGGCGGCGTCCGCCTCGTCAAGGGCGTTCTGTAACGCCTGTGGAAGGGAGGCTTTCCGCTCCACCTCCTGTTTAAGCACCGCCCGGGACGTTCGCCCCCGCTGTGCCTGTAGTCCATCCGTGACCGCTTTCCGGAGCCACAGCGGGGAGTCGTCCAACGACTCCGGGAGTCCGTCGCCCCCAGGGTGACGGCCCCCGGACCGGGGTCTGCGTGAGGACGCCGTGTTCTCGACGCCCGCGACCCCGGAGAGTAAATTATCCATAGCGCCCATGGGTATCCTTAGCGTTCAGGTCTAACCGGGCGTTCTTTAAACTATTCTACGCGCCCCGGGGGTCGACGCCCATGTCGGGTACGACCATATTACCACGTCTCCACATGGTCCGCGGCGTCCGTTTCGACGTCACAGCTACAGTATCCGAACAGGTGCGTCGCCGCGACCTCCGCCCGGAGCCCGGTCGCGGTCGCCGCCCCCGAGACGTTCACTTTCGGGTTTCCGACATACGTCTCCCGGAGGCGACGACAGGTCGACGCCGCGACCGCGGAGACTGATAGCGGACGGGGGGTATTTTCGTGGGAACACCGTCCGAAAATGTGTCTCGTTACCGTGTTATCGGCCCGGTAGAACTCCGTAGAGATCTCTTCGACGTCGCAGCCCGCCGCGTACCGTTCTCGAAACAGGCGGCACTCCCGCTTTCCGATTTGTGGGGAGGCGGTCGCGGGTTCCTCGTGGGAGTGCGGACAGTCTCCGTAGACGTGTTTCATGACTTCCGAGGTGTGTGTCTCTGGATACTCTTCCATCACCTCTTGAACCGTTTCTGCGTCCCGCATCCGTCGCCGCATGGTCTTACAGCGTCGAGCGGAGACGCCGTGGTCCCGGGCTGAACGAGCGGCGGCTGGACGACCCGCTCCTGCGTTCGGGACGAGTTGGGAGGGGTCGCGGTCGTCCGGATCCTTGTCCGCGAACGCCGAGATCCGCCGAAAGTCGTCCTCGGATAGCCCGCTCCCGTCCGCCTCGTCGTTCGGGGAGTCATGGTCCCCGGGCATGGGTTACGCGTCCGACGTGAGCACAGCGTCGTCGACGTCTATCTCGGGAACGCCGTCTCGACAGGCGGGACAGCGTAACGCTGCGTGGTTGAGGTCGTCGTAGCGTGTGAGTTTATGACAGCCTCGACACGGCGACACTCGGGGGTGGTCCGGGAGGTCCGAGGCGTCCGGGGCGACGAGGAGGGTCCGCTGGAGGTCCGCCCGGGACATGCCGTTCGAGTTGATCCCCGCCTGGGAGGCGAGACGCCGAAGGTCGTTGATCCCCATGTCCAAGACGGCGGAGTTCGCCGCTCCGAAACGGAGCACCTCGCGGGCGTGGGCCTCACACACGTAGAACGAGTAGCCGCGTTCTCTCTCGAACCACGTTACCGCCTCGTCCTTACAGCGGTCGAGGATAGCGTCCGGCGTCTCGGCGTCGGGGAGTTTCCGATGACACCGGGAGTCGATATCCCCGGCGTCCGGAAAGGACAGGTCCATGGTATCCAGTCCACGTAGGAGACGGTTAAATCCTCGTCGCGGGTAGTAGGCAGGGTCTACGTCAACGGGACGGACGGGGTTTTGAGAACCGTCGCGTGGTAGAACCGGCCGCGTAGCGCGGGTTCTCCTACACTACCCGCCTTGGACCGACCCCTGAGAGTGGCGACGCTGGACGACGCTACTCCTCGCCGTCCTGGTTCTCCGGGAGGCTGTAGGCGTCCGCGAGACGCGCCCCGCCCCGGATAACGGACGCGACGAGGTTCCCCCCTGCGGCTTTGACGACCATGAACGCCGTGAACGCGACGAGGAGGAGCCCCATACCGGCGACGATATACTCGACGACCCACCCGACGGTCACCTCCGCCGTGAGCGAAACCGAGAGGTCGAGAACGCCGAGGTAGAGCAGGCCCGAGAACCCGCCGACGACGAGAACGAGGAGTCCGACGACGTAGGCGCGGGCGAACCACCGGCCCGCCTCCGTCGTCCCGGCGGTCGCGCCGGAGATCTCGTCCGCCGCCTCGTCGACCTGGTCTATGTCGGGGTCCGTGGACATACACAGCGGTTTACTGTCTGTGTCTATAAAGGTCGTCTACGGAAACAATTACGCGTTTCGACGCGTTGAACGCGCCGCCCGCACGTCGCGCCCGTCCCGGACTTTATCGGGACAATACGGACACACGCGAGGGGCCTCCATATCTCTCGGAGTGAACACGCGGGCGTAGTCGCCGGAGACGTGGGACCCACAGTTTTGGCACTCCGGCATGGCTACGACTCCCTCCCGGGGTTCCACTCTCCGACGAGTTCGCGGACGTCCTCTCCGGCGTGCGGTTCTCCGTCGGGGATCTCGACCTCCCGCCACGCGAACCCGTCCAGTTTCACGTCGAGGTCCTCCCCACGGAGGAACTCCGTGACGACGTTTGTAAAGACAACCTCCCGCGGGTCGGGGTCGTCCGGTCCGAACCGCTCGAACACGCGGTCCATGAGAAACGAGAACTCTCCCGCCTCGTACGCGACCGCGTGGAACACCCGGAGGTACTCGTCCGCGACCGCCGAAGGGGGGAAACAGAACGTGAGGAACGAGTCGTTCGCCGTCCGCGCCTCGAATACGGGCGTTCCCGCTCCCGCGACGCCGGGACCGAACTCCCCGACTCCGAACAGTTCCGTCTCCGGATCCACGGCGAGGACGCCGTAGTGTTCGTTATGGACCTCCTCGGGTAGCGGTTGGTTCTGTCGCCGGAGTTCAGCGTCCGCCCGGTGCATGTTCCCGTAGTATTTCTCTGCCTCCGCTCGGGAGTCGAGGTCCAGCCCCGCCCGCCGTAACATGTTAACGAACTCTCCTTTCTCCGTTTCGGAGAGGTCGCGCCACGGAACGGACGGGTCCTCAACGCCCTCCCGCCGTCCATCCTGTTCAGTCATGTCTCTACCCTCTCGGGGACCGCGTAGAATGTTACATCTACCATGTCGCCGCACTCCGAACACCATACGCGGGAAAGGCTTGATTCGACCCGAGTCCCGTGTATTCGTTTCGTAGGGCCATGTTCACAGGTGAGGGCGCGGAGGACGTGGGGTTCGGCCTCTTGCCTCCTCCACGAAGAGTTTCAAGAGGTCGTTGAAGTCCGTCATGCCTTGTCCTCCGCCGCGTCCGCCTCACTCATAGGCCCTCTCCGGAATACTCGTCTAACGTCTCATGGGTGTCCGCGTCCAGCCCCGCCTCGTCCTGGTCGTCCAAAACCTCGACGACCGCCGCCGCGACGAGTTCGCGGATCTCCGCGGCGTCGAACGTCCCGCTGTAGTTCTCCGCGACCCACTCAATCGTCTCGCGGAGTCCGGGGACGTCCGGGCCGTGGGACTCCCGGCCGGTTACGAGTTGGTAGCCACACTCGGGACACGCCATATGTGTCCGCGCCCCCGGGTCGGGGTCCCGTCCCTCAACGAGAATCTGTAGCGCCCCGTCGCGGATCTCGTCTTTTGTCGGTCGGTACGGTTCGCGTCGTTCGTTCAGGATATTAGCGGAAATGTCGTCCATTGGTTCAGTCCGCCTCCGCTAACCGTTCGCGTAGCCGGTCCATTTTCGACTCTACTCTCCGTTCCACCCGGTCGCGCCCGATGACCTCCGTTAACTGTTCGGACATAATACGGAGGTCCGCTAACTCGTCTACCACCCCGTCGAGGTCCACTTTCCCTCGGGCGTAGTGTTTCGAGGCGACTATGAACTCCGCCGCCTCCTCCTCCGCCATGTCTACCTGTGCCGCTATCCCCCACGTCTCAACCGCCTCCGCGAACGTCTCCTCGTCCGCCTCGTCGAACAGGGACTCCATGGTTACTCGTCGCCGGTGTCCTCGAACCACTCCCGGGCGTTGTGGTCGTTCGCCACGGTCCACTCGTAGACCGTCTCCATAGCGCCGCCGACCTGTTTTTCGTCGACAGGAAACGACTCCGAGACGCGGTGATACTCGTCGGTCCACCGCGGGAGTTCGGACTGTATGAGGAACAGCGCCGCCGCCGTCTCCGCCGCGACCTCGAACTCCTCCGCCGCGACCGCGGCCACGACCTGTCGTTCGAGGGCGTCCATCGTGAGGAACGCCGCCCGTTCGTCGACCCGCACCTCCCGAACCGACCCCTCGTCCTCGTCCTCGTTCTCGTCCATGGTTATTGGAACATGCCTCCGGGGTCGGTGTCCGGGTCCTGTAGGCTGTTCAGCATTGCTTCGTCCGCGTCGGAGACGAGGACGACGCCCGGGAGTCCGGGGAACTCACCCTCGTCCTCGTCGTCCTCGTCGTCGTCGATCATATCTGGCGTGGGGATGAGGACCTCGTCGGAGAACACCTCCTTGACCGGGTTGACGACAGCCTCCGGAACGTCCCCGGGGTCGACCTGTCCGCGAGACGGGCGGAAGATCTCACACTCCGCCTCGGCGTCCTCGGGTCGTGACTTACAGGTATGAATCTGGACGCCCCAATAGACCGGGATCGTGGAAAGCCCGTCGAGGTCTATATCTATCATGTGTGGTTCCCGTCCGCAGAACTATCGCCAGGGGTAATAATGGTATCGGGAATGTCTATGCGGTACCCGCCCGCGAACCACAGGGGCGAGACACTACGCTAACTCGGACGGGACCGGACCGCTAAACCGCGCCTTTAACGAGTCCCACGTACAGCCGCCGCGGTCCGCCGCCGGGCGGTCGTGGTCGCATGAGTGGTATCGGATCCGATACCACTCCGCGTTCCCCGAGAGGCTTGTTTCGAGGTCGTTGAGGAGGGCTGCCACACTATGCGTCCCCGGGTCGAAGCGCCAGAACGCGCGACGGTACGGTTCATCCAGCGGTTCCGGATCCGTCGGTTCAATCAGCCCCGGCGGAATCGCCTCCTCGTCAAGCACCGTCGATCTCGACCCCCCGAATTGCGAGAGGATCGTCTCTATCGGGACGCCCGAGGAGACTTTACTCGTCTCGACCCGGACCGCGTGAACCGGCATAGCATGACCGTCTCGACGACGGGACTTAGGTGTTCTCGACGGAGTTAGTCGTTCGTATTAGAGTCCGTCGACGGATTTGTTTTCGCGCCAGCCGCAGCTTTGACACGTTATAATTTCCGAGTCAAAGTCCGTCCGTAACGTCATGTTCTCGTCGCCGCACTCTGGACAGTTGTCGTAGCTCATTCGTAGTTCACCTCCCGTACCTGTCGCATCTACATTTATCTACCATGTTCTAAAAACCCTTCTACTACCTCGTTACGCTGTTTCGACGGAACTTGACCCGCCCGACGACGACCCCCCGGCCTCGTCATATCCCATAATCAGGTAGCGGAGGGCGTCCGCGGCGTGGTCCTCCGCGCTTTTTTTCCCGACCTCGTCCGTTTGGTAGTCCTGTAGTTCGCGGATAAGGTTCTCACAGCGGTCCGATATCAGGAGTCCGACGCGGTCTTCGGAGTCCGTTCCGAGGCGACGTCGGACCGCCGGGATCCCCGCGTCGAGTGACTTTTCCGCCGGGACCGCTTGGTAGCCCGCCCGCCTGAACTTCTGGATATCCGCTGGTTCATGTTCAGCCAGTATCCGGCCCGTCGGGGACTCCTCCGTCCCGGGGAGTCCGCCGCGGAGCCACTTAATCGCGTGTTCAGGCTGTGTCTCCTCCTCGTAGAACTCGTCCACAACGAGTAACTGTCCGTACGCGTTCCGTCCGGCCTCCAAGAGCACGCGGGGGTCGCCCCACCCAGCGTCGTAGCCATAGACCCGGAACGCGTCCTCAACGAGGATATCCGCCTCCGCCGCCGGGAGCACGTGGTCGTTCCGGTTAAACGCGGAGTAGACTAAGCCTCTTGCCGCTGCGTAGCCGCCATACAGCCCCTGTTTTTCTAACTCCGTTCCCTCGTACTGTCGCAATAGTTTTCGTTTCGTCGCCTGGGTGATAAACGGGTTTTGGAGGACGTTCAGCCGGACGACCGTGATATTCACGTTTAGGGGTTCGTCGTCTTCGTCCACCCGTTTCTCCATGACTTCGTAGGCGGCGTTCCCTTCCATGCCGTTCCCGGTGTAGGTCCAAAACTGGACGGCCGGTGGTCCAGCGGAGAGGCGGGACCCGATCATGCGTCGTGTTTGGTGGAGTTCGTCGCCGTAAAGAGACGGTTCGTCCAGCCACCCGCCGTGGAACTCGTCGCCCGCGTGCCGGCCCGGGTTATCCGCGGACCCGAGGACGATTTGGGAGCTGTTCCGGAGCGTGAGGACCTTATCTCGACGGGCGTAGTCCGCGACGATAGGCGAGGTTTCTGGACCGTTATGGTTCCGCGTGAGGACGTGCGTCATGTCCCCGGGGAGGTTCTGGAACAGGACCTTATACGTCGTCTTTTTTGCTTTCGCAAAGTCCTGTCCCATAGCCAGCCACCGCGACCCCGGGCGTTCGAGGGCGGACGTGATGGTCCACCGCGCCCCGGTCGTCGACTTCCCCGAGCGGAACCCGCCTAACGCCCCCACGATATCCCACCCGTCAGGTGGGTGCGGGTCGTCTATCCACACCTCCTCTAACTCCCGGTATTTAGCTTGGAGCGCCCCCCACCGGTCGTCCGTCGGGTTCAGGTGGGAGAGGGCGCGGAGTTGTTCGGACCAAAACTCATAGCGGAGCGGGCGGTCCGCCGTCGGGTCGTAGTGGAGTCCGTCGACCTCTCCCGAGGGTTCAGTCCCGCCGACCGCCGGTTCCGCGTCCGCGTCCGTCGAACCCGGGGGCGAGGTGTTCGTTCCCATGGTTCAGAAAGGATACATCGGTATATGGTTTATGCGGAGTCGTTCCACGTGAAGTCCTCGTCCTCGGGCGTCGTTCCCGACCCGTCCGCGGGTTCTCCACAGCGGGGACAGAGGCCGTCCGCGAGATCCGACCCTTTGGTACGGTCTGCCTCGACGAGGGTTGAGCCACAGCCCGCACAGCGGAGCCGTGCCGTACACTCCGGACACGCCGCCGGGGTTTCGTTAAACCCGGAGAGGTCGGGGAGGTGACAGCGACACTCCGGACAGACCGTCACGCTGTGGGCCGACGACCCGAATTGTTCTTCGCCGCGGCGGTCGAGGCCCCTGTTTTTTGCCTCCTCCCGTCCGTCCCGGTAGGGGTCGCGTCCCCGACGTCCACTCATACGTAGACGACCTCCGAGGCGTCCGGGACGTTCGGGCTGGACTCCATCAGCCGACGGGCAAACGCCTCCGCGTCCCGGATCTCGTTCGCGTCCAGCTCCGCCGGATCCACGCACACCCCGGATAGGAGGGTGACCGTATCGACCGTCTCGAACTCGACGCGGACGCCTTCGGGGAGACACTCCCGGTAGAGGTCCATCCCGGCCTCGTCCGCCGGGGCGTAGGTCTCCACGAAGATCTCCGGGCTGATCGGGTAGACCTCTCCGTGGACCCCCGTGATTATGAGGTCGCCTGCGTCCGCTGTCAGGGTTTCTTCTCGCGTCTCTATCTGTTCACCGGGCTCCGCCGCTCGAACCGCAACCGCAACCGGGCGTTTCTGGATTGTCGCCATCCGCTACCGTCCCTCCGCCGCGACGAGGTCTTTCCCACACGCCGAACACCGGTAGCACGTCTCCGACGCCGCGCCACACGTGGGACAGGTCCACGTCCGTCCCTGTCGCCCGCCGCAGCGCGGCCTCAACGCGGACCCGCTGGGCTCCTGGGGCTCCCGGAGGTCTTCCGGACGCGGGACGTTCGACGCCGGTTTCCCCGCCTCAACCCCGGGGTTTGCGTCCACAATAGCGGGCTCCACACCCGCCTCGTCGGACTGTTCTTCTGGATCCGGCGCTATGTCGTTGAGCGTGGCCTGTGGACTCATAGATATGGTTCCGGAAGGTGTCGGTCCTCGTCCACGGCGCCACGGTTCCCGCCCGGGGGTGAGACGAGACGGTTTAGGTCCTCGTTTGAGACCGCCTTGACGCCCTCGACCGGGAGGTAGATTCCGCCCGCTTCGTCGCGGGGGTCCCCGACCGTGTAGCCCGCCGCCGCTAACGCTCGGGCGACGCCATGGACGAGGGGTCCGACGTGGGCGTTCATGCCGGAGAACCACAGCCCGCCCTCCTCACAGGTAAAGATCCGTCCCGGCTGGACCGTCTCAACGATCTCGCAGGCCGGTTTACACATGGCTACCACCCCCGTTCTGTGTCGCGGTCCGCCATCGGGTCGTCCGCCTGTGAGCGTCGAATAGCGTCCGGGAGGTGGCAGACGCCACAGAGCGGACATGACCCCCCGCCGTGTCTGTAGACCGTCCACTCGGCCAGCGGGACCTCCCCGCCGCAATAGGGACACTCAACAGCGTCGCCCTCCTGAACCGTTCGGGAGGGATCTACCCATTCGACGCGGGCCCGTCCTCCGTGTCCGTGGACCGCTCGCGTGTCGTCTACCCCGTCTGGTCCGGGTTTAACGGAGAGTCCGTTCGCGCCGGTTGCGACGTCAGGGTACTCGTCGTCCAGCCACTCCATACAGACCGCGCCGGACGGAAACTCAACGCCGACCGCGACGACACCGGTTTCGGAACCGCCGCTTCCGTCCGCCACGCGGACGAGGCGGAACCGGCGGGCGTCCCGCATGAACTCGTCCGTCATGCCTCAACCGCCTCCTCCTCCTCCGCCTCGCCCTCATCGGCGGGGTCGTCGGTTTGTGTTCGGTCCGGCATGTCCATGTCCGCGACGTCGTCCGCTGCGACGCCGGCGATCTCAACGGTGACGCCGCCCTCGTCGTCGGTGACGAACAGGTCGTCCTCGTCCGCGTCGTCGAGATCGATAATCCCGAGGTCGTCCAGCGTTGAGGTCCACTTTGCGACGAACGCGTGGAGGTCGAACGGGTCGTAGTCGTCGTCCGCCTGTAGTTCCAGTAACCCCTGTTCAAAGAGCGCGGTCCCGATCTCCCCGATACGCCCGATATCCAGATTCGCCACTAACCACTCCGTAAGCGTCAGTTTGTCGTTGTGGAGCGTGGACTTTGATTTATCGTAATACCGGGCTAACTCGGACCAGTTCACGCGGTCCGGGTGGCCTTTGTCGAGGAGGTAGTTCTGGAGGATATCCGCCCGCCGCTCCTGATAGCGATACTCCGGCGGGTCCTTCTCCTCCGGGACCTCTAACTCCCGGTAGTCGACGTCGAGATCTCCCATTAGGCAAACCTCCCCGGGAACGTCGACCCCGGATATGTCGGTCCGTCCTCGTCGTCTCCCTCGTCGTCCTCGTCGTCCTCAATTGGTTTCGGCCAGTTAGGGGTATAGCCCCCGACCTGTTCCGTCCAGATAGGCTCCGCGCCTGTCCGTCCACAGCGTCTCCGGACGACCTCATGGAGAATCCAGCCCTCCACGTCTCCGGTCGTCGAGAACATAAGGCGTTCCCGGTAGAACGGGAGTCCGTCCACCGCCACCCACCGCTCCTCCTCCTCCTCCTCGTCGGGATAGGTCGCCTCTATGCTGTGGAACGCGACTACCTGAAAGTCCCCGCCGTCCCACGCAACGAGTTTGAGCGTGACGGGGGCGGAGAGGCGGGTCTTTGCGAGCCCGTGGATCTCCTCGACGACGTTCTCCCGGTCGTAGTCGAACTCGTCGGACATGGCTACTCACCCGCCTCCACGTCTCCGACGACCTCAAACGCTCCCCCGTCGAGAGTGAGGATTATCTCCGACCCTTCGGTAAGGTCGTAGTCCTGTTTCATGGGGTTAGAGTAGCTACAGTCGTAGACCCCGAGGTAGGCGACGCCCGTCTTATCTGTCTCCGTGACACGGAGGCGAACCTCCTCGAATGAAAGGGAGACTACCCCCTCCGAGGCCTTGTATTTCAGCGGGTCCGGAGTGAGAAGGCCCAACTCCGTCTCTCCGTAGCGTTCTATAAACTCCGTCTCCGTAACTGTGTGATTCTCCGCCGCGTGGACATAGTGAACCGGTCCTCTATAGTCCTCGGGCGCGTCGTTCTCGCCCCGGGGCGGGTCCTCATGGTCCGCGACGACGCCCGCCTCGTCGAGTGAGATCTCCGTATTTTTCCATCTGAACTCGTCCAGCGAGAAATGCCCTTCACAGGTAGCACAGTAGGTGCCGTCGTAGTAGTCGGGGTCCCGGGCGAACCCCTCCGCTAACTCCCGCGACATGCGGGTGGCCGCCTCACACTCCGCATGGACATAGGACTCTCGGACGGGCTGGACCAGTTCTCCCTCGGGAGGAGTTGGGTAGTTCTCGTACTGTCCGTCCGCTCGTTTCTCTCCGTAGTCGTCTCGCGTCATATCGCTACGGGGTTGCTTTCGAGGACGAGTTCCGCCCCGTCTGCCACCCCGGCGGATCCGAGCGTGTCCCCGTGGTCCAGCGGCGTCCCCTCGTCACCCTCGACGAGGACGAGGCTGTATGTCTGTAGCTCCGGGTCTCGTTCGAGGCGGGTTAACACCTCCGCGGCGACCGCCGCGATATGGTGGTTTACTCCGAACGCGACGGAGACGTCTCCGACGGGTGTTATGACTGTGAGGGATCGGAGTCCCTGTCCCGTCGGGGTGGTCGTCGGCTGGTTCGTGCCGACCGTCCTGTTCGTTCGACGGTGTTTGTCTCTCATTAGGAGAGACGTATCGGGGGAAGCGTGTTAAATATACGGTCGGGTCACTATCGGTATGGGTTGGGGTTTTACAGCGGTTGTTAGACGGGCGTGAGCGGGGTGTGGCGGGGGTGAACGGTTCCGGGGTGTGGTGGGTCGCGTTCGGGTGTCCGCGGTGATGTGCGGCTATATGGCTGCTGTTCTGTGGATTGTCGGGGGAAGATGGGGGTGGAGTGTGTGACGCTCCGGTGGCGGGTTACCGTCGCGGAGGGGTCCGCGGGGTGGTGTCCGCCACATGGTTGGGTGCGTGGGGAGGGGTGTTAATGTTGTGTGTGACGTCTGTCTGACGTTACCGGTCGGCGTAGCGGGATCCGCAGCGTGGACAGCGGGATGGCCCGCCGTGTTTCTGGATGGGTTCGGCGTGTCCGTGGAGACACTCTCGGACGAGGATCTCGTCCTCCATATACGTAGCGTATACGTGGATGGGTATAAAAGCCACGGGATAAGTACCGTCGTTTAGCCCGCTATCCAGTAACACCACGTCTCTCCACACGTCTCACAGCGGGCCTTTGCGTAGTAGAAGTCGGAGTAACCGGTATGGGACCGGACTGTGGTCGTCTCGCGGTCCGCCTCGGAACAGGCACACGGAGACGTGTCTTCGTCGAACCACGTCGGGGACCCGGAAGTTCGCCGCGGCCGGCGGGTGTCGCGGCGTTCCCGACGGGGGAGGCGTGGGCGTCGGGGGCTACGTCTCCGCATGGTCCTCCCTCGAACAGTCCGGACAGACCGGGACCCGGCCCGTACCCGCTGGACGGGTCTCCGTCGTTGGGGTATGCCGCGGGTCCATGTGGTGGTACGGGGACGGGTCGACGGCGACCTCCGCCTCGTAGACCCGATTCTCGAACACAGCCTCGTCGGTCGGCGTCTCCGCTCCACACTCAAAACACTCGAACATCCCCTCGTCCGCGTTACGCATGATCGTCACCCTCCTGGTCTGTATCCGAGTTGACTGACTGGTGGTTAGGCAAAATTGTTCGGTCACAAGTAACACATCTGAGGAACGAAATCCCGTCCGAATCAGTGACTACGTAGAACTGCTTGTTCTTACATCTCGTACACCCGTATCGTTCTACATCGCCCGTGAAGTGTTCGTTATCGGTCATGGGTCTTCGTCCTCGTTGTCCTCGTTGTCGGGGTACTGGACCGGGCGCTGGACCGCTTCACGGACGACGGGCGGGACGTGGATATACCGACAGGTCTGTCGGTCCGTTTCCGTCCCGGGGATCTCGAACCCGTCGAACTCAACCTCCACGATGGAGGGTATCGTGAGGGCTTCGCCGCCCTGTATGGGGGTGAGGCGGGCGCGGAACGTTGTCTCGAACGCCCGCCAGTAGACCGCGAGCGTGGTCTCGTCGTCCATGTGTCCGACGACCCGGAGTCGTTCCGCCGCGTCCATAGACTCCGGCATGGCTACTCGTCCTCCGCGAAACGGTGGAGGGCGTTCGCGTAGTCGCGGGCGTTCGACAGGGAGATCTCCCGGCGCCCGTTCTCGTAGTGGGAAACAGTCCGCGGGGAGACGCCCATGACCTCCGCGACGTCCCGCTGTGAAACACCTATCGCCTCTCGGGAGGCGCGGAGTCGTTCGACCGTCGGGAACCCGGGGATAGCGTCCGGTGTCTCGGGGTCGTCGCGGGCCGCGTTCTCAACGTTAATCGGTGTCCGCCGGTGGTCCTCAACCTCACGGACTCGGTCCCGGTAGGAGTCCCCGATAGACAGGGTCATGTCGGCGTCCGCGACGGTCCCCTGTTCGCGGGCGATCTCGAACGCCTCGGGCGCGTCGGCCGCCGCGACGAACAGCGTTCCGTGTCCGTCCGCAGGGACGCGGTAGACCGTCGTCTCGTCGGACATACTACCGCTGGTCCTCGTCGTTGCGGATCCGTTCGAGGTCCGCCTGTGTCTCCTCGTCCACGTCGTCCTCGTCCAGGTCGCCGTTCTCAACCGCAATCTGGATCTGTTCGAGGTTCCGGCGGGCGTGCGCGGAGATATCCGTCGTCTCTCCGTCGCGGAGCGACGCCGGTTCCGGGTTCCACCCCCCGTCCCCGTCGTCCTCGTTCTCTCCGCCGTCCGTCCGGATAGTATCCTGTCGCGTCCCCGTCTCGTCGCGGAGGGAGTCGATGATACGGAGGCATGAACCACAGTCCACCGCGTCCATGTTCGCCCGGAGACTCCGGGCCTGGGTCGTTTTCGTTGAGGACTGTCCGCACAGGGACCGCCTCCACGTCTCTTTTCGCGCACCGGGGTCTGTCTTATCCCGGTCGTAAACGTGGACCGTATTCCCGCCGCGGTCGAGGTCCACAGCGGAAACGAACAGGTCCGGCGGTCCTCCGTCCGTCCGTAGATCCTCGTCGAACGCCGCCCGGTTCTCGGGCGCGGAACACTCTCGACACGCCGGGTCTGAACCCGGACGGGTCCCGGGGAGGTCCGAGACGGAGACGCCAGGCGGAAGGTTACGCACGGACCGTCACCTCCGCGACGTCCTCCGTGAGTTCATGGGAGGTATAGTCTGTCGTATAGTAGCGGTATCCGACGACCTGTATCGCTCCCCACTCGTCTCCATGCCGCTCCTGTGTTAGCAGTAGACTCTCGTAGGTAGTCGCGGTTCCGTTATTCTCCTCCACGTGGACGCCCGAGACGTGTGTCTTTTCGGTCCAGCCCGCCGCCTCTCCGTCGGGCGTGGTCGGGGGGCCTGTGTCCGGGGCGTTCTGTAAGAGTCCGACGATCTCGGACCCGTCGTTAAGCGTTACCTCTATCCTGTCTCCCTGTTCGAGGGAGTTGAGTGGTCGTTGCATAGCGTGGGGTTGCTATCGGGACCCTCCTACGTCCCGCCTCGGCGGGGGCGGTCCCCGACGAGGTTACGGGCGGAGGGGGTCGCGGCGTTCAGTCCTCAACAACCTCGACGGTCGTCTCCATCGGGGCCTCGTGGTTTCGGTTCAATTCGGTCGCGTGGACGTAGCGACCGTCTCGTTTCTTGACCGTCACGATACGACGCTGGATCGGGCGGTCCGTGATGTGGTCCTCGTGGTCGCGGACGGAGGTCGCCAGTTTCTCGTCGCCGGAGTCGTGGACGAACGTGAACCCGTTCGCGTGGATCTCGACGACCTCCCCCGCTCGCTCCTGTGTGGAGTTGGTTTGGTTCGAGACGTAGGCGACGCGAACGCGGTCGCCTGTCTCGACGGGTGGAAGGTCCACGTAGTCGCGGTCGTAGACGCGGTCGTGGGCGTTTATGGGGCGACCGTCCACGCGACCGCGAACAGCGTCCACAGCGTTGAGACGACGGCGACCGTCGAAAAGACGAACAGGGTCTCCGCGCCCGTCATTAGTCCTCGACCTCCTCGAACCGGGTTCGCTGTTCGTCGTGCGGAGTGGCTTTCTGTACCATATCTACGCATTGTAGATGGGGGATCATAAAGTTACTGGACGTTAACGGTGGTTGGTTAGAGAAGGTCGTCGAAACTGGACTGTTCCCCGGCGTCCGGTTCCTCCGGTTCGACGAGAAGGCGGGCGTCCGGATCCGGGTGAGAGACGCCCGCGGTCGAGGTGGAGTCCCGACAGTCCTCACAGAGAAGTTCCTGTGTGTCCGGCATGGTCTTACGACGGAGTTCCGGACTGGACATTTTCCCGTGTCCTAACCATGAATAGTCCTGTTCTCGACCCTTTGAGACAGCCACCACCTCGTCTATGGACTCTATCTCCGCCGCGAGATCCGGATGCTGTTCGCGGAGGACGGCGAGGCGGAGACGAGAGTCGTCGTTCTCAGTCCGGTAGTCGTGAATCGCCTCATACACGTCCGGGTAGTCCTCTTTTAGATACCCGTGGACGCGACCGCGGTAAGCCTGAACTTCCCACTCTTTGCGTTTGAGACGTTGGACGTGGGAGCGTAACCACTCCGGCGGGGCCTCGTCCTCGTAGCCGCGGAGATCCACCTCGAACTCCCGGAGACCATACGCCATACAGTAACACTCCCCCGACCGGGCTATCTCCTCGACGACCGGGTTCCGCGGGAGGCTGTGGTCGACGAGGAACGCCTCCACGTCCTCGTCCGTCCACTCCGCCAATGGAGCGTTCCAATACCCGAACTCCGCCTCGTTCAGGTCGACGACGCGACCCATGCGGGGGTTCGACTCCGCCTTTCGGACGCCCGTATAGAGGTAGGGCTTCCCGTCGTAGATACGACAGAACCGCTTAATCGGGTGTTCTTTCAGATACCGGTAATACCACGAGTGTTTACTCGGCCCGGGGAACCCGTACTTTTTCGCGTACCACCAGAAAGTCTTACGAGGACGGAGTTTAACGAGATACCACCCATAGTTCTGTGCGGCCGCCTCGACGAACCGCTCGTTTAACGGGATTCCGGTCCCCGTGTCTACGTGAACCACGCGGTCCGCGTTCCCGTCCACCTCCATCGTTTTGTAGGTGGAGACGAGAGAGTCGTAGCCCCCGGAGAAAAACGCCGCTCCCTGTCTTTTCGCGTGTGACATAGAATACGGTCCAGTCCGCTCTACTTAGGGATCCGGTTCGGCGTCGTCCTCCCCAAACTCGAACGTGATAGTCCCCTCCTCGGGGTCGCCCGTTATCTCCACAGGGACCTCGGACGCCGCCTCGAACGCCTCCCTGTCTATATCGTGATACGCTCCGATCCGAGGCGCGTTCAGCCACCCGACGGACCCCGCCCCGTCCGGGGGTGTGAACGTGACCCCCAGGATCTCGTCGCTTACGTGGCCGCCGTCTACGTCGAGGTCGTAGAGAAGGCGGAGAGAGTCCACGTACTCGACGAGTAGCGCCGCGGTCGCGGCGGGGTTGTCCGCGATATCCGCCTCGTAGCGGGTGAGGAGTTCGTGGAGTTGAACCTGAAAGTCATTGACCGGGGCGTTCTCCCGGGCGCGAACCGCGAACTCGTCCATAGGTTACTCGTCCCCCTCGTCCGCCTCGTCGAGACTAGACTGTTCCCCGTCGGTCTCCGCCGCGTCCGTATACGGGATAATTTCCCGACGGACGTAGTTCAAAAACTGTTCCGTGGTCGTGTCGGTCGGTTTGTAGATCTCGACGTAGCCCGACCGGGCGAGATAGACGTAGTGGGGGATGTTGTCCCATATGTAGCGGACCGCGACCTGGTTGAGGAGGTCTCCGTGGACCTGTCGCCCGAGGAGGTCGTCCATGTCGGGGTCCGCTAACACGTCGTCTCCCCACGCGGTTACTTTCCCGGCGTGCGGCGACCCGGTGGTTCCGCCCGCGGTCTTGACGTCCACCTCGTCGCGGCGGTCGCGGAGAAAGTCCCCGGTCCGGATCCGCGCCGCCTGAACGCGTCCGGGGTTCTGTCGGGACACGGTAGCGAACGCGAACACGCCGCTGGACGACGAGACGACCATGTATCCGGCGTGGGCGTCCTCGACGCGGGGGACGAGGACGTACCGGGTGTGGTCTACCGTTTCCTGTAGGTTCCGCGTCGTTTTAATTACCCCGTCCCGATACTCGTAGCCCTCGTTCTCGACGGTCCGCTCCCGGAACGCCTCGCCGCTGTAGTACGTCGTCCCGCCCATGAGGTCCCGTTGTTCGGTAACGGAAAGGGCGGCGGTCCGGTCGTTCCCGAGTTCGTCCTGTCGCGTGGTCTCAACGCCCTCAACCGTCGCTATCCAGCCCGAGGAGTCCGGAACGCCGATAACACCGCGTTTCATGCCCCCGTCCTCCGTTCCGAGAGGCTGTCGACTATCGCTATCCCGAGGTAGACGACGACGCCGACGACGAACCCCGCCGCGGCCGCCGTTACCTGTCCGAGGTTCAGGGGGTTGAGGACGAACCACGCGGACGCGACGAGGGCGCCCGAGAGTGTCGCGTAGGCGGCGTGAGACATGGCTACGCCTTCACCTCCTCCTCGTAGTTGAGGCGGCCGCGTTCCTCCGCCTCCGCGGGCGTCATAGAGAGGCGGTAGTGTCGGGTCTCGTTGTAATATTTCCGCTCGAAATACCCCCATTTACAGAAGTCGTCTATGCCGTGGGCGCGACGCGGGTCGTCGTCCCACCCCCGGGTTTGAAAAAGGTCGTAGAGGAGCCCCGTCGTAAACCACTCGTCTTCCGGGAGTTCACCCTCCGCGTAGAGGATAGCGATTTTGCCCTTTATGGAGTCCGTCGAGAGGTGGAGTGGTTCGACGACGTTCCGGACGACGAGCCGGGGTTCTGCATGGTCCACGTAGGCGTCATCGGGAACGTCTATCTCCGCGACCACGTCCTCAACGGTCGGGAAATAGTCATGGTCGCGTAGCTCCTCGAACTCCTCCATCACGATAGCGCGAACGCGAGACTCCGAAATGTGGACCGGGGCGGCGTCTGGGTCGCCCGCGGCCTCCCCAGGGTCGTCCGTCTCCCCGGGCGCCTCGGACTGTTCGAGGAGGCTATTCAGCCCCTCGACCTGTTCCTGTAGGTCCGCTGTTCGTTCGCGGAGGGTCGAGTTCTCCTGTTCCAATCGGTGGATCTCCGCGTCCTTTTCCTCTAACCGTGTCTCTAAGTCCGCGACCTCGTCGCGGTCGGGTTCGGGTTCGGTTTCGTCCATCGTGGTTTCTCCTGTGGCTATCTGTCGGGCGGTCTCGTCGTCCACCCACCGGGGACGGACGTAAACGAGGGGTTGTTTCTCGTCGAGCGCCACGATAAAGTGGCCTTTGTCGAGGGTCATGACGTCCTCGGAGGCGTATTCAGCCCGCCCGGGGATTTGGTCGAGGACGCGCCCCGCCTCGTTTTTCTCCCGCTGTTTCCCGAGGATCCACACGCCTACCTGTTTGAGTGGATCCTTATCCACCCCGGTTATCGTTTGGTCGGACAGCCATACCCAGACCTCTTTCGCGCCGCCCTCCCGGATGGCACGGGTTATGGTCTCGTTCGCGGGCGGGTTCCCCCGCTGTGGGATGAAATTATGGGCCTCGTCCACCCCAATGATAACGTTCTCGCGGGTTTCGGCTTTAAGGATTTGATCGACCGTGGACTGGATAGCGATTTGCTGAACGCCCGACCCGACATGGTGGAGGTCCATGACATTAATCCCGGGTTCGAGGTCCAGCGTGTCCGAGATCTCGACGTTTTCGAGGTCGCGGAGGAGGTCGTTGAGGAGGTGGTCTATCACCCGGAGTTTATCCTCCTCAACCGGGTGCCGGTCCTCCTCCATGAACGCCCGCGTTCGGTTGAGGATATCCCGGTAGGTGTCCCCCGGTTCGTAGACTTTGATTAACTCCGGGAATTGGAATGAGAGGGACATTTCAGAACTACTTTCGAGAAGGCCTTTCAGCCGCGTCGGGTTCGTTCCCTCCTCTATGTAGACCGGGGTTTGTCGTCCCATGCCCTCGTAGTCCCGCGGCGTTTTCACGTCGAACAGCAACACCGCATAGCCCGCCTCGACCGCCGCCTCTGCGAGCGTTTTCATGGTCTCACTTTTCCCATGCCGGGTTTTCCCCGTGAGGAGCGTGTGAGTTATCGGGATAGAGACCGGGTCCCCTGTGCCTTTCTCAACGCCGAGAGGTAGGTCCGCGTCCGACATTACTCCTCGTCCGCCGCCGCTAAATGGCCGGTTCCCTGTCCAAAGTGGTTTCCACACTCGGGACAGATAACGTCCATATCCACCTCTCCGTCCGAGACCTGAACCTCGTAGTCTCCACAGGCACAAAAACGAGTAACGAGGTCGTCACCCGTCGCCTCGTCCTGGTCGTCCATGTTACTCCTCCTCCCCCGCGGAGACGTTTACCTGTGTCATACCGGGCGCGGGGGCGAACCCGGTATGTCTGAACCCGTGGGAGTTCAGCGTCTCCTCGAACTCTAAGAGGTCAAACGTCTCACCGTCTCCGAACCCCGCGTCCTCCTCCTCAACGGAGACGACGACCATACCGAAGTCGCGGTCCGGGGCGTAGTCTACGCTGTCCACGTCGTCCGCGTCGAAAAACTCCTCCGTCGCCTCGCGGAGGTCGTCCTCCGTTACCCCGCCGTCCGCTACGACCTCCTCCTCGTCGTCTCCGTAGACCTGTTCCTCGTAGCCCGCCCGCTGGACCGCCTCGCGGACCGTTTCCTCGTCAAACTCCTCGCGGAGGGCGTCTACGACTTTCGGAGCTGTCGTGTCCCCGACCGGGATTTGAGGGTTCTGTCCCCAAATCTCGGAAAGAGTCGTAGCGATAGCCTCCGCCGTCCCGAGCGCGGGACCACCCGGGAAATCTGTCCTCTCGAACTCCTCGGAGGCGGATCCGACCATGGTCGCCTGTTCCGCGGGGTAACGCGTGAGGCGGGACTCCGGCATGGGGTAGGCGGTGAGGTTCGAGTCGACGGACGTGAGGCTGTCCTTTACGTAGACGCATGCGAACACGGCGTCCGCGTCGCGGAACCGGACGAGGACGTTCCCTCCGTACTCGTCCAGCGCGGGGGCGTCCGGGAACGCCTCGTAATAGTCGTCGACGGACTCCGCGAGAACGTCCACGACGTAGACCTTCGCACCGGGTTTTGCCCTGTCGAACGCGAGGTCGTTCACGCCGACGCGAGGGTCGAGGGACAGCGGGTTCTCCGGGCCGAGGGGACGGTTCCGTTCAATTTCCGCCGCCACGTCGTCGAGGCGGTCCTCTAAGTCCGTTACCTCCTGTCTGGCTTGGACGGTCTGAACGTCGGGCTGCCCGGGGGAGTTCGCGGCTTTCGTCGGGTCCTCCTCGCCGGGCTGTGGGGGCGCCGGTCCCTCGTCGTCGACGGGATGTGTCTGTCCGCGATACGCCTCCTGTTCGGTTGAGTCCTCCGAGGCGTCCGGGGGCTCCTCGTCCCCTGACGCCTCAAAGTCTCCAAGGCTTTCGTCGTCGGGCATAGGTCGTCCGGGCGTACCGTCGGAACGGACGGTTAAAAAGTTACCTCTGAACTACCGCGGCGTAGCGGCGACCGTGGAAAGCGGTCACTCAACGCCCCCGAATACCCGCCGTGTAAGCGGTTCTCCCCGCCACTCACATGTTCTACAAAAATTAGAAACCCGTATCCCCACATTTATTTTTGATAATCTAAATCCGCTCGAAGTCCTCCGTAATTTCTGAACATGCTTTTCAAATCCATGTTCAGGAATTAGAAACATGGTCGAGGTGATTTAATTCTCGGAAAATTCAGTCGTCTTGAATCCTCCGTAATTCTCAAACATGGATTTGAAAAGCATGTTCAGAAATTAGAGAGACTTCCGAGAGGATTTAATTCCTGAAAAGTAAATCCGGTCAAACGGGTTTCTAATTTTTGTAGAACATACGACCCCGGGAAACCGGGAGAGTGACGCCCGCTACGGAGCGGTTATTTGAGGTCGGATAGAACGTCCGCTATCTCGTCGTCGTCGGACTCCATACTCACGCTCCCTCCGCTAACCACTTGTAGAAGTCGTTCCGACAGTCCGGACACAGAAACCCGGAGACGGAGCCCCCGATAACGCGGTTGTCCGTTCCGGCATAATCCGTCATGCCGAACCGTGTATAGTCCGCCTCGTCCGGTTCCGGAGGGAGGTCTCGACGGACAGGGACGAACGCCGCACACCGGGAACACCCTTTCCCGCGTTCAAGGTCCGACAAAGAGACGACGCAGCCGTCCGGGAGACGGTACACGTCGTCGTTCGACACGTCGTCGTTCGACATTAGTCCGCGTCCTCCTCGTCGCGGTCGTCGTAGAGGCTCCGCGCCTCGTCCGTGTCGTGGTCCGTACACAGCGGGTAGCCGTCCGCCATAGCCGCCTCGGAAACGGGGTTCTCACAGTCGCCCGCGTAACACTCGTCGCGGGTGTCGAACCGGTCGCCCCACGTCGGCCCGTCCGCTATGCTCGGGTGGGTATCGGCGTCCCGGTTGATACGAGGCGCTAACATGTACTCCCCGGAGATCCCGAACCGGTCCTCCTCGAACTCCACCCGGAGCGGGAACTCATCGCCCACGCGGAGCGTAACCC